GCATCAAGGGGCTGGCAACCAATAAGCAAAAAGGCATTAAAAAAAGGCCACGCGGAACATATACATGCGAATTGTGACTGTTCGTATATGATCCGGCACGACTCGAATTTTAATGTGGCAGGCTATAATCCGGATAAATACCTGGAAGAGTATGAAAATGCCGAAGGCAAGACGGCATCCGAGAAAATCAACTCCATGCGCCGTATGCAATATGCCAAGCGCAAGGACGTTATAAATGCTCAGAAGCGCGCCGCTTATGCCGCAAGAAATAATAAAAACGAAATAAAACCAGTTGCTAATAGCGCAGGAAGCATTTACAATGGACTCGGCAGAAATGTAAGATTTAAGACAGGCGATATGGCACCGGATGAATATGCCAGGGCTGTAGAACTCTGGAATAAATTTGATGAATTACCAAACATCAAAAACCGGGAACATATAATTGAGGAATTTGACAATTGGCTTACACCGGAAGAAAAAAGCCGATGTACAGTAAGTCGTGAAATAGATAATTATAGGTATTATGCAATTCGAAAAGGCCACAACGAATATAAAATATATTCTATGGAACCTGTGTCCGAAGGGATCGACTGGCTTGATGAAGTTTTGAGCGAGGTAATTGGTAAGGACTGGAGAAAATATGATATCTAAGGAAAGCGCAATTACTAAGGAATTTGTCAAAAAAATATATGAAGCCACGCATAAATCTTCGTATATTCAGCATGCTTTGCGTATGATAAAAAATGAAGAGAATATGCAAAAAATCATTGATTACCTGGAAAAAAAACCGGATGCAAACTGGCAGGACATTGAATATCAAATACTTATAATTATTTAAAAATATGGGGCAATAAAGCAGAGGATAAATCTTCTGCTTTTTTTGATGATAAAACGGAGCTTTGCAAATGCAGGGCTTCTTTTTATATACACGGTTACGCGAGCCAATCGCGGAATACTCAAGGGAGGACAATAGAATATGGAAAACAATGAAACTGTGAATCAGGAAGCAACAAACAACGATGCAGGAATTAAGACTTTCACCCAGGAAGAAGTAAACGGAATCGTTAACGAGCGCCTGGCCCGTGAAAGGAAAAAATATGATGGCATCGACCTCGAAGCGCTTAAGGAAAAAGCTGCAAAACTTGACAAGTTAGAAGAGGCAAATAAGTCAGAGCTTGAGAAAGCCAACGCAAGGGCCGACAAGCTGCAGGCTGAACTGACAGCGATCAAGAAAGCAGGCGAAATCCGCGAGATGCGAGAGAAAGTTGCACAGGAGACAGGCATCCCGGTTAATTTACTTACGGCAGACACCGAGGAAGAATGCACGAAGCAGGCCGAATCAATAAAGGCATTTGCACAGCCGAATGCATATCCAAACGTGCGCGACGGAGGGGAGCCGCGAAACATTAATAGTACGGGCTCGGCGCAGAGAGATTTTGAGAGCTGGGCTCAGCAAGTTTTGAATTAGGAGGAAACGAAAATGTCAGGAATTCAGACAAACAGAACCAATATTACGCTTCCCGGATCAGTGGCAAGCAAGATAATTCAGAAAACACAGGAACAGTCAGCTATTATGAAGCTGGCCACAGAAATCGATCTTCCCGGAAATGGAATTACATTTCCTGTAATAACATCAGATCCCGAAGCACAGTGGGTAGATGAAACAGACAGTAAGCCTGTATCAAATCCCGGACTTGGAACAAAGAACATGAAGGGATACACCCTGGCTGTAATTGTTCCTTTCTCGAATCAGTTTAAGAGAGATTATGGCGCACTTTTTAACGCACTTGTAAATAGGCTTCCTCTTGCTCTGGCAAAGAAGTTTGATGAAACCGTATTCGGCAAGCATGATGCTCCCGGCGAGCTTTTCGATACATTTAAGAATGCAACAGCTCAGAGTCTTGCTCTTGACGTTTATGGTGGCCTTGTTGCAGCCGACACAAATGTCGCTCTTAACGGTGGCGCGGTAAACGGTTATGCAATAACACCTCAGATGAGGAGCATTCTTCTTTCGGCGCTTGATAAAAACGATCGTCCTCTGTTCGTCAATTCGGTGGCAGACGGAGCTATACCCATGATCCTGGGCCAGCCCACTTATATTTCCAGGGCTGCTTTTGTTGATGGCTCACCTAAGACAATCGGTGTTGCAGGTGATTGGACCAAGGCTATGTACGGAGTTGTTGAAGGAGTAGATATTCAGATATCTTCCGAGGCAACGCTTGACCTTGGAAACGGAACAACAATTAACCTCTTCCAGAGAAATATGTTTGCAGTAAGGGCAGAAATCGAGGTTGGTTTTGTAGCCCAGACCGAGATGTTTAACAAGCTCACCGCAACAGACGTGCCTTCTATCTAAGGCGCATAATCAGAAGAAAGGCGGCAGGTAATTCTGCCGCTTAATCTTCTGAAAACCATTAAGGAGTACGGATATGGCATACGCAACAGTTCAAGATGTCAAAGATAGAATTACAAGGACTTTATCCACCACAGAAGAGGGCGTTTGTGCCAATCTTCTCGATGATTCCGCTGTTATAATCGACGCTTATAATGCCCTGGCAGCAGCCGACGCTAAAAAAATCGTTAGCTGCCGCATGGTGATAAGAGCGCTTGGCGACGGAGATTCAAGTGTCCCGATGGGAGCGACCCAGGGCTCTATGTCCGGGCTTGGATATTCCCAGAGCTGGACAATAAGCTCCGGTGGTACAGTCGGCGAAGTCTATCTGAGCAAACTTGAAAAAAAGATACTTGGCCTTGGAGACAGAATTGGCTCGTATTCTCCCGTTCAAGAATTGGTGGTGGAAGCATGAAAGGAATGACGATTCAGCTTGTAAAAGAGACGCTTGTCGGATATGACGAGTTTAAGGCTCCGATATATTCCGAGGAGCTTGTCAATGTAAATGACTGTCTTGTAGGACAGCCCACAGCCGAAGAAGCAACAAACGTGCTCGCACTTTACGGAAAAAAGGTCGCTTATACGGTCGGAATTCCAAAAGGCGACACTAACGATTGGACGGACAGAATTGTGGTTATATGGGGCGAGCGCTTCCGGACTATTGGATATCCGGAAACAGGAATCCAGGAAAATATACCACTTAGATGGGGCCAGAATATAAAGGTTGAGAGATATGGGTAATGTAAAATTTGAGCTTAATCTTCCGGGCCTAAACGAATTAATGAAGTCGCCCGAAATGCAAGAATGCCTTGATGCCGCAGGAGAAAGAGTATTGATGGCCACAGGCGAAGGATACGAAACAAGCGCAAGGACAGGTCGGTTTATAGGATTTTGTAATGTATATCCTGGGGATTCAAAGTCCGCAAAAGATAATGCTCAAAACAACACCTTGATAAAAGCACTTAGTACAGCCGGATTGAGGATGTCAAAATGATAGAAACAATATTACTTGAATATTTAGATGCGGCCAATTTGTCAGCCGAGGTTTATATGGAGCAGCCGAAGGAAAAACCTGCGGCTTTCTTTTTGCTTGAAAAAACGGGTGGCATGGAAGTGGAGCATATTGCCGAGTCAACTTTTGTGATTCAGTCGTATGGTTCCAGCTTGGCCGAAGCCGCAGAAATGAATGAAGAGATAAAGGCTGTAATGCGTGACGCGATTTCGCTTGATGCCATTTCACGCGTGGAACTTAATGGAGATTACAATTACACAGATGCATCCACAAAGCAGTACAGATACCAGGCTGTTTTTGTGGTTACTCATTATTAAACGGAGGTAAAAATCATGCCAAATGCAAACAATGCAACGAATGTAAGCACAGGCAAGCCTAAAATAACAGGCGGTGTTTGGGTTGCTCCCAAGGGAACGACTCTTCCCACCGACTCTACAACGGCTCTCGGAGATTCATTTACATGCCTCGGATACGTGTCCGATGAAGGTGTGGAGAATAGTAATGAGATGGATATGTCCACCATCAAGGCATGGGGCGGCGCCATTGTTTATCGTTCTCTTACCGAGCTGACCGACGAGTTTAAGTTTGCGCTTATTGAATCCAAGAACATAGAAGTTCTTAAGGCTGTTTACGGTTCTGCAAATGTTACCACTACAGCAGGTGGCGATATAAAGGTGGAGATCGTGGCAGAAGATCCAGCCGAGCTTGTATGGGTATTTGATATGGCTTTAAGGGGCAGTACAGCAAAGAGAGTGGTTGTTCCGGACGGTGCTGTTACCGCGAGAGAAGCTATAACTTACAACGACGGTGATCCTATTTCTTATGGTATTACTGTGACCGCTTATCCGGATGAGTCTGGAAAGTCACATCACGAGTATATCGAAGATAACGGCGCCAGCTTTTAATGGAGGTGGATTATGAAGGTCTGTGGAAAGACGTCAACGGGATTTGAGTTTAAATACGACAGCAGAGTTTTAGATGATTACAGCTTGCTTGAGGCAGTCGGGGATTACGACAGGGCAACAACAACAATCGAGCAGATCGGATCACTGAAAACGATGCTTGACTTTTTGCTTGGAGATGAAAAAGACGCATTACTTGAACACGTCGCAAAAAAGAACGACGGGTATAAGCCAATTCGAAAAATCCAGGCAGAGCTATTAGAGATGATAGCAAAATCAAATGAGCTAAAAAACTCTTCGTCCTCGCACGAGTCGTAAATCAGTGCGAGGAAGAGCTTATTTGTGATTTGGCTCAGTATTATCACATTTTCGATTGGAGGGCAATGCCACCGACACTGGTGGCCGCCCTCACAGTCGGATTGCCGAGCGATTCACGTGTTTTTAAAAAGATAAACAACATTAAGCTGGATCGCGTCGAGATGCTCTTAGCTTTGGCCGTGGATGTTTTAAACATAATAGCATGGCAAAGCACAAAGGACGGTGCCAAAGGCAGGAATCGACCGGAATCAATATATAAAAAGCTCATGGGCCTAGATACAAAAACCAAGGACGATTTATACGAGTTTGATTCAGTCGAGGAATACGAGAAATGGCACGAATCTAAAATGAGGAAAAACGATGGCTGATATAGGTACCGCATACGTCAAAATTGAACCGACCGCAAAAGGAATTACTGCAAAGCTAAATGATGAGATGGGCTCCGCTGGCGAGTCCGGTGGTAAGTCATTTGGAGATAAATTCGGAGCCGCGCTTGGTACCGCAGGAAAAGTAGTTGCAGGAGCTGTGGCCGCAGGTACAGCAGCAGTCGGCGGATTTGCAGCCGCTTCTGTATCCGCAGGTGCTTCGTTTGATTCCGCAATGGCGCAGGTGGCTGCTACAATGGGCACCACTGTCGACCAGATTGGTGGCCTGCGTGATTTTGCACAGGAAATGGGATCAACCACAGCCTTTAGTGCATCCCAGGCGGCAGAGGCTTTAAATTATATGGCCTTGGCCGGATATGATGCTGACAAGTCCATGGAGATGCTTCCGGGCGTGTTGGACCTCGCTGCTGCAGGTGGCATTGGCCTGGCAAGGGCATCTGATATGGTAACGGATGCACAGTCGGCTTTAGGATTAAGCACGACCGAGACCAAAACGATGATTGACCAGATGGCCAAGGCATCAAGTCAGTCAAACACAAGCGTTGAACAGCTCGGTGATGCATTTCTTACAATCGGTGCAACAGCCAGAAATGTCAAAGGCGGCACGCAGGAATTATCAACGGTTCTTGGTGTGCTTGCTGACAATGGTATTAAGGGATCAGAAGGCGGCACGCATTTAAGAAACATGCTTCTCTCCTTACAGAATCCCACTGATAAGGGCGCGGCCGCACTCGATCAATTAGGTGTTGCAGTATACGACGCGGATGGCAATATGCGGTCCATGATTGATATTGTGGCCGACATGCAAAAAGGTCTGCAAGGTATGGACCAGGCTTCAAAAGATACCTTGCTCAACGGTATTTTTAATAAAACCGACCTTGCTTCTGCAAATGCACTTCTTGGAACTTCGCAATCTCGATTCCAGGAGTTAACTGCCGCAATACAGGACAGCGACAGTGCCGCAAAAGAGATGGCCAATACACAGCTTGATAATCTCTCCGGAGATATAACGCTGTTTAAGTCGGCTCTTGAA